CCAGGGAGAGGGATGCGGGCTCGCATGACCCCGGGGAACCTGTCCGGATAAAAATTGGAGAAGTCCGGAAAAATGGAAAAAACTGATTCAAGACTCAAAATCGAATACCTGCCGGTCGAATGTCTGGTCGTTCCCGAGTGCCGGCTCCGTGAACATCCGCCCCGTCAGATCAAGAAGATCATGGCCTCCATGGCGGAGTTCGGCTTTCTCGTCCCCATCCTCGTCAACGCCGGGAACGAGGTCGTCGCCGGGGAAGCCCGCCTCGCCGCCGCACGCAAATCGGGAATGGCCCTGGTCCCCGTGGTCCGCTGCGAGCACCTGAGCGACGAACAGGCCCGGACTTTTCGGATCGCCGACAACAAGATCGCCGAGGATTCCTCCTGGATCGGGGACCATCTCAACGCCGAGCTCCGGGAGCTGTTCCAGCAGGGCCTTGACCTGTCCGTTACCGGATTTGACCCGGAGGAACTGGACCATGCCCTGGCCGGGATGATCGACGTGGACGGCTTGACGGGAGACGACGAGGTCCCCGAGCTCCCCGAGACGCCGGTTTCCCATCCCGGCGACATCTGGACCTTGGGCGAGCACCGCGTCATGTGCGGATCCGCCACCGACCGGGCCGATGTGATGCGACTGATGGCCGGCGGCCAGGCTGGCATGGTCTTCACCGATCCTCCCTACAACGTCAACTACCAGGGCAAGAACAAGAAGCATCTGACCCTCCGGAACGACAACCTGCCCGGAGAAACTTTCTTCGCCTTCCTCCGGGACGCCTTTAGCCGCATGGCCGAGATCACCGCCCCGGGCAGCGCCCTCTATGTCTGCTACGCGGACATTGAGTCCGTCAACTTCCGCCAGGCCCTCACCGGAACCGGCTGGCTCCTGAAGCAGAACCTCATCTGGGTCAAGAACCATTTCATCCTGGGCCGTCAGGATTACCAGTGGCAGCACGAGCCGATTCTCTACGGCTGGCGGGAGGGAGGGCCCCACCGCTGGTTTGGGGACCGCCGGCAGGCCACCGTGTTCCAGAGTGGATATCCCGTTTCCATTGCCGCCCTGGACGGTGCGTTCCAGATCTCCGTCCAGACTCCCGAGGGGAATGTCGTTCTCCAGGTTCCGGAGTACACCGTCCTCTCGGGCGCCGACAACGTCCTCGGAACCCTCTGGCGGGTGGACAAGCCCCTCAAAAACGACGACCACCCCACCATGAAGCCGGTCGAGGTTCCGCTCCGGGCCATCACCAACAGCAGCCGGCGGGGCGACGTCGTGGCCGACTTCTTCGGAGGCTCGGGCTCCACCCTGATCGCCTGCGAAAAGACTTCACGCCAGGCCCGGATCATGGAACTCGACCCGCGCTACTGCGACGTGATCGTCAGGAGATGGGAGAAATTCACCGGAGAAACGGCCGTCCTCGAAAATGACAGGATGAGCGCCTGATGAGCGAGGACACCAGCCAGGATCCCGTTTCCCAACTGGAGGAAAACGAGGAGAAAATCCTCCGGATCGCCAGGGCCAAGGCCCTGAACAACCTGACAAGGAATCCTTCTTCCCAGAACGTGGACGCCTACCAGAAAGCCACCAGGATTTACGAGGAATGCCTTCTCAAGAAGGCCCGGTCCCAAGGGGAGGCCGACGAAAAGGTTCTTTCCGTCTGGGGCGAACAGCTGTCCCTGGTTTCCAACGACAAGTTCCGGCAGCTGCTTCCCAAGGTTTCACAGGAGCACCGGGAGATCCTGCTCTCCCTGGAGAAGAGCCTCCAGAACAACCTGGATCGGTCCCGGAAAAACACCAGCGAGCAGGCCGTCCGCAAGCTGTCTAAGAGCCGGCGGGCCTTCGAGAAGACCGTGGACGAGCTCTGGGACCGGTATTTCGTCCACGACCGGATGTTCAAGAATCGGCTCGAAGTCCTCGACTACCTGCAGGACCTCGGCTACAGCGTGAAGAAGAGCAAGCTCTACGACGACTGCCGGTCCGGCCTGCTGCGCCTGCAGCCCGACAAGAGCATTCTGGAATCGGCGGTCAAGGACTATATCCGCCATCCCGACTCCGGGCTCGTCAAGGCCGCCGAAGCCGGCGAAACGAAGGCGTCCGAGGATCTCGCCCGGGAGAACCTCAAACTGGATGTGGAGCATAAGCGTGTCAGAAACGAGGAAGCCCGGTTCAAGTTCGACCGGGAGAAAGGCCGCTACCTGCCCCGGGAGGATTTCGAAATGGAACTCTCCAGCCGCGCCGCAGTGCTCGACAGCGGCCTGCGCCACGCCGTCACGGTTAACGTCGCCGAATTGATCGAGATGGTCGGCGGCCGGCAGGACAAGCGGGACGGGTTTCTCCAGGCCTTCCAGGAGCTCCTCGACGCCCAGCTCAACCGGTTTGCCTCCACCCGGACCTTCCAGGTGATGTTCCTGGAACCGGAGGAATCCGAAGAACCCAACGAGGAGGAAAGCCACGAACCCGACGCCCTCTGAAATCACCATCTCCTCCTCGGCCCCATGGCTTCCATCTTCCGTCCGGGACCGCCTCCGCTCCGGGAAACGGATCCGCTTCTCCTTTGCCTTCTCCGCCGCCGAGCGCAAGGTCCTGCGCAAGCCCCGTCCCGTCAAGGTCTCCACCTGGAGCGAGAAGCACCGCGTCCTTACCCTGTCGAGCCTGCCCGGCCCCTGGTCCAACGCCGTGACCCCGTACCTGACCGGGATCCTGGACGCCGCGGCGTTTCCGTCCGTGGAGACCGTCATCGTGTGCAAGTGCCCCCAGTCCGGGGTTTCCGAGGCGGCCCACAACTTCGTGGGCTGGGCCATCGACACCGCGCCCGGCCCGGTGCTTTACGTCTATCCCGACGAGCAGACCGCCAAGGAGAACAGCCGCGACCGCGTACTCACCATGATCGAGAGCTCCCGGAGGCTGCGGACCTACCTGACCGGCGTTCAGGACGACAAGGCCATCATGCGGATCAACCTCCGCCACATGCCGATCTACTTCGCCTGGGCCACCAGCCCCACGCGGCTGGGCAACAAGCCGATCCGCTACCTGATCCTGGACGAACTCGACAAATACCCGGAGACCGCCAGCGCCAAGGAAGCCTCCCCGCAGGCCCTGGCCGAGGCCCGCACCATCACCTTCCGGGGCCGCCGCAAGACCTGGAAGATCTCCACCCCCACCATCGAGAACGGACCCATCTGGCAGGCCCTGGAACACGAGGCCCAGATCGTTTTTGTCTACCAGGTTGTCTGTCCCGTCTGTGGGACGGTCCAGGTTATGTCCAGCAAAAGCATTGTCTGGCCCGAGGACGAAACCGATCCCGAAACCGTCAAGGCCAAGGGCCTGGGCCGCTACCGCTGCTCCCACTGCCGGACCGGCTGGGACGACGCCCTCCGGGACCGGGCCGTGGCCGCCGGCGGATGGGTCAGCCGCGACAACAACCTGCCCTTATTCAGCGAACTGGAAGCCCGCCGGCCCGAGACCATCGGCTTCCACCTGCCCTCGTGGCTGACCCACTTCGTCAGCCTGTCCGAAGTGGCCAAGGCCCGCATGAAAGCCAAAAAGGACAAGATCGAGGCCCGGGACTACTGCAACAAACACAAGGCCTGTCCCTGGGTCGATTTCCAGACCGAACGCCAGGAGAACCGGATCCTGCTGCTCAAAGACGATCGGCCGGCCGGGCAGGTGCCCCGCCAAGCCGCTATCCTTACCCTGGCCGTGGACACCCAGAAGCGCGGCTTCTGGTACGAGATCCGGGCCTGGGCCGCCGGCCTGGAACTGGAGTCCTGGCAGATCCGCCACGGCTACGTCGAGACCTTTGACGCCCTGGCGCAGATCGCGGAGACGGACCGGTATCGGGACGCGGCGGGGAGTGAGCACATGGTCGAGCTGGCCGTCATCGACTCCGGCGGGGGGAAAGGGGAGGATTCCGACGCCAGCCGCACCGTGGAGGTCTACGACTTCTGCCGCTTCCACCCCCTGTTCAAGCCCCTCAAGGGGCAGCAGCGCCAGAGCCGGCCGTGGAAGGTCGGCGTCCTGGACACCTATCCCGGCACAAACCGGCCCATCCCCGGCGGGCTGCGCCTCTACGACGTCAACGTGACCCTGTACAAGGACCTGCTGGCCGGGAAGCTCGAAATCGCCCCCAAGGATCCCGGGGCCTGGCACCTGGCCGGCGACTGCGGGGAGGATTACGCGCATCAGATGTGCGTCGAATACCGCGACGCAAACGGGCTCTGGCAATGCCCCCGGGGGAGAGACAACCACTATTGGGATCTCGGGGTCTATGGCCTGGCCGCCGCCGACATCCTCGGGGTCAAGTTCTGGGCAAAGTCGGAGGAGGAACGGGAACCGGCCGCCACTTCATCCAAACAGCCGTCCGTGGTGACTTCCAGCCGGCCGAGTTGGTTCATCCATAGAAGGAGATAAGCATGTTGAACGCACCCCAGATGTTCAGACGGAAGGACATGCTCACCGTCGGTCAGATCTGCCGGGAGATCCCGGGAAAGTGCGGAGGCGCCTGCTCCCGCCAGCACGTGTACAACCTGATCGACCGGGGCGATCTGTCTCCGGCCTTCCGCTTCGGGCGAAGGCAGTGCCTCTATGTCCCCCGCGAGTCGGTCGAGAAGTACAAGATGTCCTGCCGGGTGGATGTGGGAGCGTGAAAAACAATGTCAGGAAGTAGGTTAAAAGGAGAATCCCCCACTTGGTCACATCTGAGCCATAGCTAAGGCATGAACGTCTGCAAGGAAGCAATACCTGCATTTGGATTGGTTCCTTGAAAAAATAAAGCAGCAAAAGGCTTATGTATTTTTTTGGAATAATTTTTGGAATAATTTATTGACTATTTTTGAGCCTCCTGATATTTTTGATGAAAATTCTAACATTATGGAGGACCCTTTGAACATTTCTGAGGACACAAAGACCGAAAAAGATTTGGCCATCGAAGTTCTCTCTCCTCATTTTTTACTGCTTGAGCAGGCCATAAAAAATGGGTTCAAAAAATTCTTAAATATTTCGGATCGTTGTCATTTTACGAGGAGGACACAGGCCTCGGTGGTCCATGATTTAATTACACGTGAGATCACAATATTGTTTGAGAAAATTAGACATACTCATTGCTATACCCAAAGAAGCCTTTTCTCTATTTCATTCTCGAACAGAATTAATTTAAGGGTTAAAAAGTTAGATTCTACATTTAAAGCCTCAAATAATCCCACGGTAACCTCCAGAGAATTTGAGAATAGAAACGAATACCAACTTTTTGAGTCAGCGATCCTCCTGACAATAGGATATATTGCAAATGATACTTTTACTGAAATTAAGTCAATTCCAATAACGTATTGGAATAATAATAAACTACAATGGAAATTAGATATTATGAATAATAATTATTCAGAAAAAATATTACCTTTTGCAGAAAACGAAGTCCCCACCAATACACATAAAGATAGAATCAGACAAAGAAATTCATTACAGGGAGACGCTGGAGGCATGAAAAATGAGGGGAAACAAAATAAATCACAAAATGATTACGTTAGCTAGGGAGGCGAGGGGATATACTCAAGCGGAATTATCTCAAAAATTAGATATCAGCCAGGGAAAATTATCAAAATTGGAAAAAGGTCTTTTGGGAGGTTCAGATGAAACGCTAAAAAGATTGATAAATATTTTAGACTATCCTGAAAGTTTTTTTTATGAGCCAGAAACAATTTATCCGGCAGCAACTCCATTTCATAGAAAAAAGAAATCACTCTCAAAGCGGATTCAATGTTCATTGGAGGCAAAAGCCAACGTTTGTAGAATACATGTAATGAAGCTTTTGGAAGCCTTGGAAATAGATGAGGATCTCGTCTATCTTGATTTAGATGATTACAATGAATCCCCAGAAGAAGTTGCAGCTGCTATCAGAAGATATTGGTCTATTCCAAAAGGACCGATTGAAAACATAACAGAACTTTTAGAAAATGCAGGAATTGTAGTATTCCATTTTGATTTTGGAGTAGACGAAGTAGATGGATTTACATTACTTTCTCCAAAGTCACCACCAATTATTTTTTTAAACAAAAATTTGCTTGGAGATAGGTTAAGGTTCACTTTGGCTCATGAATTAGGACATATTGTAATGCACAAGATACCGACATTACAAATGGAAAAAGAAGCTGATAAATTTGCTTCTGAGTTTTTGATGCCTTCAGAAGAAATAAAACAAGATTTAAAAAATGTTGATCTTCCAAAATTGGCTTCTTTAAAACCATATTGGAAAGTATCTATGGCAAGTTTACTAAAAAAAGCTTCTGATATTGGAACAATCACTGAGAATCAAACTCGTAACCTCTGGATAAAAATGAGTAACTATAGAAGACGTGAACCTCCAGCCATCGACATAACAAAAGAAGAACCATCTTTATTGGAAGAATTGATTGATTATCATATCAAAAAACTGAAATTTTCAGATATTGAAATGAGTAATTTTTTAAATTTGAGGCCGCAAGAATTCTCTTTTCTTTATGGGAAATCATGCGGCCTAAAAATAATTAAATAGCCTTTAAAACGGCTTGCAATTTGCTTTTAACCCTTTATTGAAGGAGGAACTGGATCTCCCTCTTTTTTGGTCAGGCCCCGCGCATTGGGCGCGGGGTTTTTTATTTCCCGTCCCTCTTTCAGCCCCCGAAACCCAAAAATCTCTTCTTCCCGCAAAAAACTGTCCACAGCGCCCACAGCTCCCATGACACTTCCGGGTAAAAGCTCCATCATCGGGGCATGTCCATCACCCCCCTTTACACACGATCCGAACTCGACACCCTGATCACCGCGCTCAAGCAGGCCGAACTGGCCCTGTCCTCCGGCACCGTCAGCGAGTACAGCCTCGACATCGGCGGCAGTAACCGGAGAGTGGTCTACCGGACCCCGGCGCAGGTGCGCGCGTCCCTCCTGTACTACCAGGGCCAACGCATCCAGCTGGAGACCGGAGGCGGTCCTCAATCTATCCAGGGGAGGGTTCTCCGTGGTTGATCCGCGCGTTGCCCGCAGCCGGCGTGCCCAGAGCCGCATGATCCGGAACGCGGTACCCGGCGGACGGGCTCCGGCCATCTCGCGCACGGGCGGCACCTACACCGGCAGCATGGCCGACTGGACGCCCCAGCGCGTGAACTACCGCGAGGAGGGCCGCCAGCGCGAGAACCTCTCCGACCGGGCCAACGACCTGGTGGCCAACGATCCTCATGCCTGCAGTCTCATCGAGGCCATCGACGTCAACGCCGTGGGACCGGGGCTGTGGCCGCAGAGCAAGCCCAATTACAAACGCCTCGGCATCACCGAGACCCAGGCCGCGGACATCGCGGAACAGGCCGAATGGGAATTCGAACTCTGGAACCGGCGCTCCGACGCCCAGGAGGTCAGCGACTTCTACGGCATCCAGTTCCAGAACCTGTGGTCCACCCTGGTCAACGGGGAGTACCTCAACCTGCCCCTGATGATCGACGAGCCCTCCCGCCGCTACCGCCTGGCCCTACAGGCCGTGGATCCGGTGCGGATGCGCACCCCCTGCGACCTGATGGGCTCTCCGGACGTGCGCGACGGCGTGCGCCTGGGCGACCTGGGCCAGCCTGTCGGTTACTTCATCGCGGATCCGCCGGACGGCCAGGTTCTCACCACCATGCTGTCCACCAGTTTCCTGGAGGTTCCGCCCCGCCGCGGCCACCGGCCGGCGGTCCTCCACGGGTTCTACAAAAAATATCCCGAACAGGTGCGGGGAGTCACGGTGCTGGCCCCGGCTATGGCGTTCTTCCGCAGCTTCGCCGACTACCTCGACTACGAGCTGGTTGGCGCCATCATCGCGGCCAGTTTCCCGGTCTGGATCGAAAAGGCCGATCCCTACGACGTCGCCGGGATGCCCGGCGTGCGCCAGCAGCGGCACGGCAACGGCACGGTCACCAATTACCGCGAGATTCCCCCGGGTCAGATCCTGTACGGCAACAGCGGCGAGAAGCCGCACATCCTCAAGTCCGACCGGCCGGGCGACTCCTTCGGGGTCTTCATCGAGACCGTGCTGCGGGCCATCGGGGCCGCCACGGGCATGCCCTACGAGATCATCAGCAAGGACTTCAGCAAGACCAACTACTCTTCGGCCCGGGCCGCCCTGCAGGAGGCCTGGAGGGTGTTTGAACTCTACCAGGACTGGCTCATCAACCATTTCTGCCAGGTGGTGTGGGAGATGTTCTTCGAGGAGGCGGTCCTGGCCGGGCACATCCAGCTGCCCGCGGGGGCGCCCGATTTCTATGATGCTACAGCCGAGTACTGCGCGGCTTCCTGGGTCGGTCCGGAACGCACCAACGTCGACCCGGTCAAGGAGATGACCGCCGATCTTCTGGCCCTCAACGCCGGGGTCACGACCTTGGCCGACATCGCCGCCAAACGGAACAAGGACTGGGAGGCCCAGCTCAAGCAGCGGGCCAGGGAACGCGGGTTCGCGGTCCGCCTGGGGCTGAATCCGGACGTCTCTATGTCCAAGAAGACAGCCCCCGCAGACAGGAACAAAACCGAAAAGGAGGCCGATGAGGCATGAGAGACCTGAACATCGCCAGCCGTCTGTTTAACCGGCCGCTGATGATCCACGAGGGCAAGCTCAACATCATCGAGCACCTCTTCAGCCGCCACGCCGGGATCAGCCTGTACGGACTCCCAGAGGGAATCGCTCTCCAGATGATGGAAAGCGTTCCGGCTGAACGGCCTGCCGGAGCGGAGTCGGCCCAACCCGGCCTCGGCCTCATCGGAATCTACGGCCCTCTGCTGCACCGCCGGCTGGCCTCGGAATTTCCGAGCGGGGGGCCGACGACCTACGCGGAGATCCGCCAGGCCTTTGACCAGGCCCTGGCCGATGCAGAGGTCACGGGCATTGTCATGGAGTTCGACACCCCCGGTGGCGAAGTGAGCGGCGCCTTCGACCTGGCCGACCACATCTACCGCAGCCGCGGGATCAAGCCCATCACCGCCGTGGTCAACGAGTCGGCCTTTTCGGCCGGCTACCTCCTAGCCAGTTCCTGCGGCCGGATCGTTATCCCCCGGACGGGACAGGCCGGATCCATCGGCGTCATCGTCAGCCACGCGGACTTTTCCCGGGCCGAGGACAGCGCCGGCATCACCGTCACCCACCTCTACGCCGGCGCCCGGAAAGCCGATTTTTCCCCGCATCAGCCCTTGAGCAAGGAGGCCCGGGCTGCCTGCCAGGCCATGATCGACAGCACCTATGACCTGTTTGTGGAGACTGTGGCCCGCAATCGTGACCTGGCGACCCAGGCGGTCCGGGACACGGAGGCCGGGATCTTCGAAGGCCAGGCCGCCGTGGAGGCGGGGCTGGTGGACGAGGTGCGGGACGCTGTGACCGCCGTCGCCGATGCCCCCCGGCGGGAAACCGTTTCAATGACCGCCCAGGCCGGGGCCGGGGCGCAACCCAAGGAGTTGAGAGAAATGGAACTGAACGAACCGAAAAAAGAAGCATCCGCCGTCGCCCCTCAAAACGCCGCCGGAGAAGAAGTCGTGGAGGTCATCGCCGTGAGCGAGGCTGACAAGAACACGGCCATGGCCGTCAGCACCGAGCGGACCCGCATCCTGGAACTGGCCCAGACGGTTCTGGGCGCCGACATGGGGGGCAGGTTCGCCGCCGTGGTCAATACCAACCTGACCGCCAAGCAGGCCGGGGAATTGGGTCTGTCCCTCCAAGGGACCGTCCAGTCCACCCAGCAGAAGATGCTGGAGGCCATCACCAGCGCGGCCCCGCAGGGGGTCGGGCCGGCCCGCTTGAAAACGTCCGGGGATGACGAAACCCAGGCCGCCGCCGACCGCATGGCCCGTTTTGGCAGTGTCGGAGCCTGACCACCAATTCTTTTAGGAGGGAAGCACCATGGAAACCCAGATCTACACACCCGATAACCTGATGGCGGGGGATTATCCCGTTGTCACCGATATCCGTACCCTTCTGACCGGCCAGGGGACCCTGAAACGGGGGACCGTGCTGGCCGAGGACAGCGCCCACGCCAACAAACTGGTCACGGTGAACTCGGCATCAGGAACCAACTCCGTGAAATCGCCCGTGTGCATCCTGGCCGAAGAGGCCGACACCAGCGGCACCGACGTGAACGCCCAGGTCTATCTGTCCGGAGCGTTCAACGAAGCATCCCTGACGTTCGGGGGCACCGACTCGGCGGACAGCCACCGCGTGGCCTTACGGGCTCTGAACATCTACCTCAAAAAAAGCATTTCCGCCTGAGGGCGGGACACCACGGAAGGAGCATGAACCATGATCGACATCTTCAACGCCCGCACCATGCTGGACGCGGTCAGCCAGATGAAACGCCCCGGAACCTTCCTGCGCGATTTGTTCTTCCCCCTTTCCCGGCAGTGCGACACCAAGACGGTGGATGTCGACATTGTCAAGGGGAAACGCCGCCTGGCACCCTTTGTCTCACCCCTCGCCGAAGGCCGTCCTGTCGAGAACCGTGGTTTCACCACCAAGACCCTTTCGCCCGGCTATCTCAAGCCCAAAATCGCGACCACGGCCGAGCAGCTGATGAACCGCCGGCCCGGGGAAGTGCTTTATGCGGGCACACTGACCCCCCAGGCGAGGGCCGAACAGAAACTTGCCGAGGACCTGGCCGAACTCTATGACATGTGCACCCGCCGCGAGGAATGGCTGGCGGCCCAGGCCCTGAACAACGGAGTGGTGACCATGATCATCAAGGGGGATACCGAGGACCAGGTCATGGAAATCGATTTCCAGATGGAGGCCACCCACCAGATCACCCTGAGCGGCACCGGCCTGTGGTCCGACGGTAACAGCGATCCCCTTGCAGATCTGCGGACCTGGGGCGCCCTGATCCTGCGGGACAGTGGCCTCATGGCCACCGATGTGGTCATGGGATCCGATGTGGTCGACACCTTCATGACGCACGCCAAGGTCAAGGACTTGCTCGACGTGCGGAAAATGGAGATCGGCCAGATCAAGCCCGAGAACTTCCCCAACGGCGTGAGCTATGTAGGCACGGTGAACCTTCCGGGTCTGGCCGTGGATATCTGGGCTTATTTGGAATGGTTCGAGGACGACACCACGGGCACCGAAGGCCCGGCAGTACCCGCCAAGAAGCTCTTCATGGGAAGCAAGAGGGCGCAGAATACCCAGCTGCACGCCGCCATCCAGGACCTCGAAGCCATCGAATCCGGGCTGGTAGCTGCCGCGCGTTATCCCAAGTCCTGGGTCACCAAGGATCCGTCCGTGCGCTGGCTGATGATGCAGTCGGCCCCGCTGATGGCCCTGAACCAGCCGGACGCCTTCGTGACCGCCCAGGTCCTGGCCTGATGCCCGGCCTTAACCCATAACCATCCTGGAGAGAAATCATGGCCAGCAAAACGCTCAAGGTTGTCGTCAGAAAGAGCCTCAAACTCAACAAGGGATATCCCTCCATCGGTGCGGAGGTCAGTCTGGAAGAGAACGAAGCCAGGCGGCTGCTCGACCTGAAGGTTGTCGAACTCCCCAAGGTCACTCTGGAGCCTGCCAGCCGATCCACCCAGGATGACGGGGGCAATAATCCGCAGGCACACTGAAGGGGAATCTCATGGACCACGGGACCGTTGTCATTGCTGTCATCTACGGGCTTTCGACCGCTGCCGGGCTGTCCTTTGCCGGTAAGCTGGGCGGTTTCGTCTGGTCCAAGCTTACGCGCACGCCCTACGTCACGGAGGAGCAATGCCGGCAACACCGAGATCACTGCCACGCGGCACACAAGGTTGAAACGGCGGACGCGGCTCAGGAACTGCGGGAGATCCGGAGGATGGTGGTCCTGATCTGCCAACGCCTGCAGATCGACCCCAAGGAGTACCAGGGGCTGATCAAGTAATGGAGGAAAGCACTATGACCGATCCCTTTATGACTGCCGTCAATCTCACCTTGGATAAGGAAAAGGGGTACGTCTTCGATCCCGACGATCCGGGCGGGGAAACCAATTGGGGCCTCTGCAAGCGGAGCTATCCGGAGCTGGATATCAAAAACCTGACGAGGGAAGGGGCCATTCCGATCTACCGCCGGGACTTCTGGGAGTCCCCCCGGTTCGATCACGTAGCCGGGATCTTCCCGAAGCTGGCCATCAAAGTTTTCGACCTCGGGGTGAACTGCGGCCAGAAAACGGCCTGCATGTTCCTCCAGAGGGCCATCAATGTCGTCTGTGCCGGAGACGTTCCACCGCGGCGCCAGGCCGTCTGGCGTCAGAAGATCGTCCGGATACTCGGCGGAACGGTCCTTCGTGTGGACGGAAGTATTGGCCCGGTAACCTTGGAGGTCTTGAGGGCCTGTCCCTACCCGGACGCCCTTTTGATGGGGCTCCGCGGTGAGGCGTATGTCCATTACCGGGCCTTGAACCCTCTGTATATCCCCGGCTGGTTAACGAGACTGGAGGCGTAAGCCATGGCATCAAAAATTGTCGTGTTCGGAGTCAAGGTTCCGGC